GCGATCGACTGCTCTGCAGGAAACTACTTCACGAAGACAGCAAGCGGCGCTCTGACTTGGACTTTCACGAACGTGCCGTCGTCGCGTGCGTTCACTGTGATCCTCGAGCTGACCAATGGCGGCACTGGGACGCAGACCTGGCCGGCTGCAGTCAAGTGGCCTGGTGGAACGGCCCCGACGCTGACAGCGTCCGGCGTCGATGTGCTGGCGTTTGTGACTGACGACGGCGGCACGACCTGGCGCGGTGTGGCGCTGATGATTGACAGCAAGTAAGGGAAGAGAGCTGTGCTGAACGATCTGCTGGCTAAAAACCAATCAAGCGACAAACTGTACGTCGAAGACGTGTTCAGCACTTGGCTCTACACAGGTAACGGCAGCACCCAGACGATTACCAACGGGATTAATCTTGCTGGTAAGGGTGGTTTAGTTTGGACAAAAAGCCGCAATCTAAGTGGCGGACATGCGTTGATAGATACAACGCGAGGCGCTGGCAACCAGCTAGGATCGAACTCAACTGACGCAAATAAGTATGCAAGTGATAGCATTACCTCATTTAATAGTAATGGATACTCGTTAGGGGCAGACGCCACCTATGGCAATGTTAACATCTCCGCTTCTTACAATTATGCCTCATGGACCTTCCGCAAAGCGCCGAAGTTCTTTGATGTTGTGACGTACACGGGGGATGGCACAACAGGGCGCGTTATAAATCACAATCTTGGCTCATCGCCGGGAATGATTGTTTTTAAAAATTATAGTGGCATATCGCAATGGCCTACTTGGCACAGAAGCCTTTCTGCAAATAATATTTTGTTTTTAAACAAAACAGACGCTTCGACTTCTTCTAGCGGTTATGTTTCTGCCGTATCAAGTACGACATTCACAATCAATGCTAGCGTAAACACTAACGGGGAAACTTTTGTCGCCTACATCTTCGCCCACGACACCACGGCTGATGGTATCGTGCAGTGTGGGAGCTTTACGACTGATGGCTCTGGAAACGCGACGGTGAACCTTGGTTGGGAGCCGCAGTTTATTCTTTGGAAGAATACCTCGACAGCCGGTTCTAGCTGGCAAATGGCCGATAATATGCGTGGCCTTTCTTTAACGGACACCAACCGATTGTTGCCTAACGGTACTAACGCTGAACTTTCTGGATCACTTATTGCTCCACCAAACTCGTCTGGTTTTACAATTACTGGAACAAGTGCTTCAGTTAACTGGGTATACCTCGCCATCCGCCGTGGCCCTATGCGCGTGCCGACAGATGGGACGAAGGTGTTTAGTCCAGACATAGGTTCTTCAACTGGCATATTTGATTCAAATTTCCCAGTTGATCTATTTTTAAGAACAAGAAGGTCTGATGGGATAAACATTACATCTTCACGCCTGCAAGGCGATGGAACATATATAAGAACATACTCAACAGCAGCCGAAGCAACAGGTGGCGGCGATAAATTTGATAGTAATACATCGCTTTATTTTAGCGGTGGTGCTGATTTAACGGGTTGGATTGCGTGGTTATTCCGCCGCGCCCCCGGCTTCGTTGATGTTGTCTGCTACACAACTACTAATTCAACAAATCAAAGAATAACACATAATCTTGGTGTGGCCCCAGAGATGATAATCACAAAAAATAGGGGCAGCGCCGGAACATGGTTTACTTATGTCGTAGCATTGGGACGATCCAAATACTTATCTTTGAATGGTGCAGCGGCTAGCAACGGGTTTGGAAATGATTGGGGAACAAGTGATCCAACTTCTACAGATTTTGGATATAACACACAAATATTTCAATCTAGCCCATATAGCGGAAACACAGTTGTAGCGTATCTTTTTGCAACATGCCCCGGCGTCAGCAAGGTGGGAAGCTACACAGGCACAGGCACAACGCTGCAAATCAACTGCGGCTTCACCAATGGCGCGCGCTTTGTCCTGATTAAACGGACTGACAGCACAGGCGATTGGTACGTTTACGACAGCGCCCGCGGCATCGTCAGCGGGAACGACCCGTATCTGCTCTTGAACTCGACAGCTGCTGAAGTCACAAACACTGACTACATCGACCCGCTTTCAACTGGGTTTGAACTCAGCAGCACCGCGCCAGCTGCGCTCAACGCAAACGGCGGCACCTACATCTACCTGGCGATCGCATAAGGAGGCCAAGCAATGCCTGATTATCGTGTCCGCGCCTCTGGCGAAGTCATCTCCGATCTCGTCCATGCGTTCCCTAATGTATCAATCCCGCAGCCGCCGTCGATCGCGGATCTCGACAGCCTTGGCGTCGATCCAATCCTTGAAGGCCCGCAGCCGCCGCTGACGCGCTTCCAGTACGCCGTCCGCAGCGGTCCGACACAGATCAACGGTCAATGGTTCTGGGTCTATACAGCGGAAGACATGACGCCGGAGCAGATCCAGCAGCTCACCGATCAGCAGTGGCAGAGCGTTCGCAATGAGCGCGACACCAAGCTGCAGGCGTGCGATTGGACGCAGCTGCCTGACGTGCCGCTGACGGCAGAGCAGAAAGCTGAATGGGTTACATACCGCCAACAGCTCCGCGATGTCACGAACCAGCCTGACCCGTTCAATATTACCTGGCCGGTTGCGCCGCAGGCATAACGGGTTGCGTATGGAGCAAAGGCGATGGACCTGCAGAACGTCCTCAACTTTTCAATCGGGGCGGTTCTCGCCGCTCTAGGTTGGTTCGCCCGTCAGCTGTGGGACGCCGTCGCCGCGCTCCGCGAAGACGTTAGAAGCCTTGAGCGAGATCTCCCGCGGCACTATGTGCGGCGGGATGATTTTCTCGAGGCCATGCGTCGCATAGAGGACATGGTCGGAAAGATCTTCGACAAGCTCGACGGGAAGCAGGACAAATGACATTCGGGATCGCAGACGCAGTTGCGGCTGGCCTCAAAGTCATCGACAAGTTCGTTCCGGATCCTGAGGCAAAGGCCAAGGCCGAAGAACAGCTCCGCAGCGATCTGCAGGCCTGGGACAAGACACAGACGGATGTGAATGCCGTCGAAGCCGCGCACAGCGAGCTGTTCGTTGCTGGCTGGCGCCCAGCTCTTGGATGGACGTGCGCCTTCGCGTTTGCGTTCATCTATGTGATCGGTCCGATGATTACCTGGCTGTCGACGATGGCCGGCAATCCGATCCCGCTGCCGTCGTTTAACGTCGACGCTCTGATGGGTCTGACGCTTGGCATGCTGGGCCTGGGCGGTTTGCGTACCTACGAGAAAGTGAAGGGCGTCGCGCGGTGAAGGAAACCTGGGACGCAGCGTTCAAGGCGACGCTGAAGCATGAGGGTGGGTTCGTTAATCACCCCAAGGATCCCGGCGGAATGACGAACCTGGGCGTGACGCGCCGCGTGTGGGAAGAGTGGACGGGAAAGAAGGCAAGCGAGGCAGAGATGCGGTCTCTGACGCCGGAGAAAGTCAAGCCGCTCTACAAGGCGCGCTATTGGGACAAGATCCGCGGAGACGAGTTGCCGCCTGGTGTCGACTTCGCCATGTATGACTTCGCCGTCAACTCAGGGCCGTCTCGAGCAATCAGGACGGCTCAAAAGATTACCGGCACGAAACAGGACGGTGTGTTCGGGCCTAACACGATGGCGAAGATCGAAGCATACTGCGATCAGTATGACGCCGAGACGTTCGTCATCACCTATCAGGACGAGCGTCTGCTCTTCCTTCAGGGTTTGCCGACGTTCACCACGTTCGGTAAGGGTTGGACCAGGCGCGTGACTGAGGTAGAACATCAGGGAATAGAACTCGCCAGAACAGAGGTTGCGTGATGCCTTTAGCCCCGATCAGCCTTCCTCCTGGCGTAGTGAAGCCTGCCACGGCGTTGCAGGCCAAGGGCCGCTATTGGAACGTGAACCTTGTCCGCTGGCAGGCGAACAAGTTGCAGCCGATCGGCGGGTGGCAGCGTATTACGCAGACGCCGCTGGATGGTCCCGCTCGCACGATCATGGCCTGGGCTAATAACGACAACACGCCGTTTGCTGCGATCGGCTGCGATAACAAGCTCTATGTGCTGAAGGGCAGCACATTCTCCGACGTGACGCCTGACGGATACATTGCACCTGACAGCTCAATCGTTGGCGGCTTTGGCGCCTACGATTACAGCGATCTTCTTTACGGGCTTGATGTTGGAACAGTAACGATCAGCACGGCAGTGCGATCGTCAAACGTCGTGACGATCACTACATCTTCCGCGCATAAGTACACGACCGGCTTGAGCATTGTGATCAGCGGCGTGACGGACAGCTCGTTCAACGGCACATTCACAATCACGGTCACTGGATCGACAACATTTACCTACTCGCAGACGGCATCGAACGCCTCGTCGACGGGCGGAACGGCAAAGCTGGCGGCAGCAGATCATCGCCCGTTCTCTGCGTTTTTCACGCGCGAGTTCACCTGGACGATCGACAACTGGGGCGAAGACATCCTCGCCGTTGCGTCGAGCGACGGACGCCTTCTGCATTGGACGGAAGGCGAAGACCAGGCTCACCCTGTCGGATACTCTGACATCGTCACAGCTGCGCGCGTTTCTAACGTCGTGACAGTCACGACGGACTTTCATCACGGGCTAAAGACCGGCGATGTGGTGACGATCGCAGGCAACTCGGTGGCTGCGTTCAACAATACTTGGACGATTGCGTCTGTACCGTCTGACACGACATTCACGTTCTCAAACAGCGGAACAGACACGACAGGGTCCGGAGGCTATTCAACAGTCAGTGGCATCCCGGTCGGCAACCGCGGTGTGATTGTGACGCAGGAACGGCACGCTGTGCTATTTGGCTGCGGCGGAAATACACGCCGCGTTGCCTGGTCGAACAGAGAAGACTACACAAACTGGAACTTCCAAGACGCGACGAACACGGCAGGCTTTCTTGATCTCGAAACAGAGAGCGAGATCGTCATGGCGGCATCTGTCCGCGAGGGCGTGCTGATCTGGACAGACGACGAAGCGTGGCTGATGCGCTATGTCGGCCTGCCGTATGTCTACGGCATCGAGCGGATCGGTTTTGGTTGCGGCCTAATGGCGCCTCGATCGTTTGCTACGTTTGCCGGTCGCTGCATCTGGATGGGCCGGGAAGGCTTCTGGATTTACGACGGCGGCTATGTGAAGCCCCTGCCGTGCGATGTCGGATCCTACGTTTTTGAGAACATCGAGCCGTTCTCGGGCATGAGCTACACAAACGGCTCAGAGAACAACGTCTTTCCCGAAGTGTGGTTCTGGTATCCGGAGACAGGCAGCGCCGTCCCGAACCGATACGTTGCATTCAACTACGCCGAGAACTGGTGGACGATCGGAGAGATGACGCGCACAGCTGGATGCGGAGCTGGCGTGTTCGACTATCCGCTAACGTCAGACGAGAACGGCGACATCTACTACCAGGAAAACGGGTGGTCAGCTGCCGGCGTGTCATTGGTGGGCGAGCGGTGGGCTGAGAGCGGCGCTCTAAACCTGCAGCAAGGCAACGGCATCACCTTCATCCGGCAGGCTCTGACAGACAGCGGCTACGGCTACAGCTCGACGCAGATCACGTTCTATTCGTCGTTCACGCCAGAAGGCGCTGAGACGACGACGGGGCCATATGCGCCGCGTTCTGACGGCTACACCGATACGCGCGTATCAGGGCGTGACTTCCGCGTCCGGCTTGAGGCAACGCAGGATGCCGAATGGTCGATCGGTGAGATGCGTCTCGACCTGGTGCCGTCTGGAGCAAGGCGATGACGACTTATCCTGCGCCACAGGTAACACTGCCGACACCGCCGGAGCGGTACGAGCAGTCCTACTTTGCTGGCGTGCTTAACAACCTCAACCGCACGATCTCGGCTTCAGTGTTGAAGGATCAGGCGGTTGCGTCAGTGCTACTTCAATCTCCTGACGGAAGCGTCTATAAGGTTGAGGTAGATAACAGCGGCAACTTGACGACAACGGCGGTGCCACTTGGTCAACAGGGATCGCCTGCTTAACAGGATGCAGAAGGCTCTGCGGCTTGCCGCAGATACGCATAACCTGGAAGACGTGATCGAAGCCCTCAAACGAGGGGAGATGCAGGCCTTCCACAACGATCGTGCGATTGTGCTTACAGAGATCGCCGTCGCTCCCCGCAGGAAGTTCGTTCACGTCTTCATGTCCGCGGGAGATCTTGACGGAGTGATGGAGCTGCTGCCGCAGATCGAAGAGTGGGGAAAGGCTCAAGGAGCGGAGTTCGCTCGAGCCTCAGTCAGACCTGGTTACGAGCCGATCCTCAAGGCTCGA